TCAGTAGCGGCAACTCTTGACGCAATAGCGGCAAATCAGGAAAAAATAAAATTCGGTGAAGGAAACATTTCCGGATACCAGCTTTTAGGCATAGACCCGAAACAGAATCCAATAGATATACTCGAACAAATAAGGACAAAATCTGCCGGACTGCCGAACGAAATGAGACGGAATATTGCTCAGGAATTCGGAGTTTCCCGTGATTTAGTCGCAACTCTCGAATTAACAAATGAGCAATTTGATAAAATGTCTCAAAATGCCTTCGTAATTCCAGAATCGTCTATACAGGGGCTTATGAAGGCACGCGCTGAACTTGTACAGCTTAAAAATCAGATAAAATTTACTCTCGATGAAGCTGTTGTGAAAGCATTACCGTTAATTGAAACCGTTGAAAAATGGATTATGAAAATAGTAACGGCGGTGAGCAATGCAGGAATAATGATTGACAGACTGGTTAAATATACAATCGGCTGGAAAAATGCAATTATCGGCCTTGTAGGCATTTTTGCGCTGCTTAATGCGTCTTTTCTTGCGTCTCCGATAGGACTTTTTACGATAGGTATTATTGCGCTGATTGCCGTCCTTGATGATTTATATGTGTATTCCTCCGGAAAAGGAAAAAGCATAATGGGATATATTGTCAATAAATTCCCTGCAATTGGAAAAGCATTTCAATGGTTGACCGATTTAGTACAGGGGCTTGTTGAAATATTGAAATTCATATTTACCGGAAATACAGATTCTTTAGATAAATTTATTGATAAATGGAGTAAATTAGGAGGAATTTTTACCGGAATTGCAAATGTAATTAAAACGATAAAAGATTTTTTTGCTGATGATAAAACTGGTAAAAAACAATCATGGCTTGATAATTTCAAAGCAATGCAAAGTACTATGTTTGATGTTATACTTAAATCAAATCCTGTTACAGCTCCTTTTGCATATATTAAAGATATTGCATCAAATTTATTTTCTGGAGGAGCAAAAAAAGACAGTAAATCTTCTTCTGGAAATTCAACATCTACTACAGAAAACAGTTATAATTTCACCGTTACTGTTTCCGGTGCCGATAATCCGGAATCAACGGGAGAAGCTGTAGCAAACCATGTACAGAAAAAACTTACCGGAGTTCAGACAAACAGGTCAGGGAGTAAAACAGAAAAATGAGCGCAAATCTTGACTTAGATACATATCTTTCCGCTGAAAATTCTGTTATAGTATCCTATCCGGGAGCACAGGGAATATCTGGATTTATTTTCGATATTCCTACAGGTGAACGGATAACACTTTCTTCTGATATTTCAGAACATTATACAGAAAATGGATCATATGTTAATGATCATATTGTAAATAAGCCTGTCGAAATTACCCTTGACGGATTTATTGGAGAGCTTGTATATACCAAACCGAAAAAAGGAAGTCTTGAATATACGGCGAATCAGATTACAGATGCATTGCAGTCTGTTGATGCATATACAGGGCTTGCCGGATACACAGCGGAAATGTCACAAAAGATAGCTGCCCTGGCTTCACAGGTTGCTTATGTTGCGAATCAGTACAACGCCATAAAAAAGAAAGCTACAAATCTACTCAATTATTTATCCGGAAGTGAATCGACAGAAACTCTGCAGCAGGCAGCTTATAAAAAACTTTACGGTTTTTGGAAATCGAAACAGACAGTTTCCGTACAGACTCCGTGGCAGTATTATGCAACAATGGCAATTGCAAGTATTGTCGCGTCCCGGGATGATAAATCAGATGATTATACCGATTTTTCTATTACGTTGAAGGAAATGCGGTTTGCCGATGTAGAAACAACGACGTTTGACCCGAAATCATTTTCCGCAGTTGACGCGCAGTCATCAGCAACTAAAAATATCGGGAAAGTTTCAGGAAGTACAACAGATCCAAATTCAGGATTATATGATGCTGCAACTGTATTTCACGGGGGGCAACTGTATTGACGCTTATTAATGGTATTACTGCATATCCAACACAGACTTTATCCGTTTCCGACCCGAACGGAAACGGGGATATCACATTTACATTATATTATCGAAGCAGAACAAGGGAATGGACGGCAGATATATCATTTGGAGATAATTTTACTGTCAACGGAATAAAACTCGTTGTTTCTCCAAATCTGCTTTACCAGTGGCATAATAATATTCCGTTTGGGCTGCTCATTCAAAGTAAAGACGGACTCGACCCTCTTTTTATTGATGATTTTATTTCCAACGGAAGAGTAAAAATGTTTCTGCTTACTAGTTCCGAAGTTGTTACAATGCAGAATCTTGTTATTTCCGGTGAGGTTATGGGATGAAATTCCTTAGAAATTATCAGATTACAATAACTTCCCCTGCAGGATATACGGTAAAAATAGAACCGCCGTTTTCTGCCGATATACAGGTAGACAGGTCCATGCGTGCGTCAATGAATAACTGTGATATTACCCTTTATAATCTTGCTCCATCGACGAGGGCTGTAATTTATAAAGACAAATACACATGGACGCAGTACTGGCAGATGTCAGTTATGGCCGGATACGAAAATAATCTGTTTCAAATATTTCTTGGCAACATAACCGAAGCGTATTCCTATAAGCAGAATACCGACTGGATAACAAAAATTGTTGCCTATGACGGAAGTTATCAGATTAATAACGGTTTTATTGCACAGTCTTTTTCATCCGGGACGAATATAAAAGATATCATAAAACAGGGCGTTACTTCACTTCCAAAAATGCTTTTCGGAAGTATGGGAAGTGCAACTGATGGAACACTTTCACGCGGATTTGTTGCTCTGGGCAATCCATTTGAGAGCATAAATACGCTGACAAATAACGAAGCGTTTGTTGATGAAGAAACGCTTCATGTATTAGGAAATACCGAAGTATTGAAAGGTGACGTTTTTTTGCTTGACGGGAATAATATTTTTGAAACTCCGCGCCGGCGCGATGCATATCTTGAAATAACAACTATTTTTTCGCCTGAAATAAAAATTGCGCGTATCGGGCAGATTAAAAGTGCCGATACGCGCTATAATGGACAATATCAGATATGGGGAGTTAAGCATACTCTGTCCGTCCGTGGAGACAGCGCAGGAGACGCTACAACGGAACTATCGTTAAATGCAGGCGCTAAAGTTTTTTCGGAGGTATCATAAAATATGGACATAGATGTAAGCAATGAATTACCTCCAGACCTTAATACAACGCTTGATAATTTGAAAAAAGAAATATTTTCAACATTGAATTGCATTCAAATCGGAAAAATCAACTCGATAAAATCAGACGAAGGGACGGTTGAAGTAGAATTACAGATAAAAAGGCTTGCAGTAGACGGGACGAGCACAACAATACCAGTCCTCACAGACTGCCCGTATTTCGTCCTGCAGGGCGGAGGAGCATATATTGATATGCCGATAACTGCAGGAGATTACTGCATCGTACTTTTCAATGACAGAGATATTGATAACTGGTGGAGCACAGGAAACCAGTCAACTCCGAATACAAATCGGAAACATCATTTATCAGACGGATTAGCACTTATTGGAATAACACCAAAACAAAATGCTCTGGAAATGAACGGTTCAACAATCGGTATAAGAGGTGTGAATAAAAAAATAAATATAGATAATAATTCAGAAAAATTTGATACATGGATTTCTGATTTCATTGATGCAATTGTGGCAATAAAAACATTTGGCTCGCCTGCAACGCATTCTCTTGAACCATCTACAATACAGGCGTTAAATACATTAAAAACACGTGCTCTTAATCTTTTTGGAGGTTCTTAAAATGGCAGTAGTACAGGCGACAATAAAAGCAGCTTTAGATAATCTTTCTGCAGAAATGGAAGAAAGTCCAATGACTGATTCTGATTATGATAATGCTCTTGCAGGAATAATAAGAGATGCCATATTATCAGCTACAGTAACAACCCCTGCTGGAGTTGCTGTACAGGTATCAGTATCATCCGGGACAGGCGATACAACCGAAGCAGGAATAGGAACAGTATCATGATTGTACGCGGACTTGATGTAAACAATGATTGGACTTTTGGATCAGGAAAACAGAATTATTTATCTGATGCCGATGCAGTAAAACAGTGTATAATGACAAGACTTAAATCATGGAAAGGAAATTGTTTTTTTGATACAGATGCAGGTGTGGACTGGAATAATTATCTGGACCTCGGCACAAAAACGCTGCTTGATCTGGATATAAAAAGAGTTATCCTAGGAACTGATAAAGTATTGAAAATAAGCTCGTATAATAGTACACTTGATACCGAAAACAGGAAATTAACAGTGAGTGCAAAAGTAGAAACTTTTTACGGCACTTTAACAATTAACGAGGCTGTATGAGTGACACACTGGATGAAGATGGGTTGACACTTGAAACTCTGACAGAATTAAAATCGGATCTTGTAACGGATTTTAAAAATATTTATGGCAGCGATATTAATGTCGATTCCGACACTCCCGATGGACAATTAATAGGAATTATTGCACAGATAGCAACGGATATAAGAGAGATAATCTCAAATATATATAATTCTATGGATCCTGATACTGCATCAGGATCAACGCTTGATCAGAGATGTGCAATAAATGGGATACAGCGGAAAAGCGGAACATTTACGATCGTTCCTATTACCGTAGCAACTACAAAAAACGCATTCCTTATAGGACTCGACGACAGTTCAGAATCAGTTGATGATATCCCGTCAGGAATATTCACTATTAAAGATGATTCCGGTAATTTGTTTTATTTACTTGCGTCAATTACAACAGAAATAGGTTCTCAAACATTATCTTTCCGTGCAGCTGATATAGGTAATGTGTCCGTAACTGCAGGAACAATAACAACTATAGTAACCGTAACCGCAGGAATATCGTCTGTTATAAATGACTCGAGCGTTACCCAACAGGGGGTAGACGAAGAAACAGACGCAAATCTACGCGTTAGGAGACAGCTGGCCATTGGGAAAACAAGTCAGGGATATACAGATTCTATTGCAACTACTATTTCAGAACTTGATGATGTAGAATCTGTAATTGTAAATGAAAATGATACAGATACAGAGGATGCAAATGGTATCCCTGCTCACTCTATATGGATAGTTGTGCAGGGAGGAAGTGATGATGATATAGCTGCGGCTATTTATGCAAAACGTCCTGCTGGTGTAGGCATGAAAGGCGATGAAGAAGTTTATATAGAAAGAGCAGATA